CAACGGATCAATCAACTAGAGCACTATCTTTCGGATAATTAAAATGCTTTCAACCCAATACAGACTACGACTAGAATTTATTTGTAAATGTATTGCGAATGGAGAGGAGGTTAAACTTGATGATATGATCTGGGCAGAGAAGTTGGGTAAAGCAAATACCACTGCCAGAGAGATGCTTAAGAGAGCAAGAGGTCGTGCTGCTAACCCTGATATGCAAGAGGGTAGTATGGACGACTTTATGAATAAGATGGGGCTGGGGGATCCTGACCCATCAAATCATCGCACTGGTTTTGGTAGTGCTGATGAGATTGTAGATTGGTTTAATCAAGACAAACCAGACGACTGGAGGCAACGTGATTGATAATACATGCGTAATTTACACAAACGGTAGTCAAGAATGTGAGAGAGTTGCTGCTCTCCTAAAACATCTTGGTGGCGAATACCATGAATACAAATTGAATTGTCACTTCACCCAGAAAGCATTTGAGGCAGAGTTTGGTGAGGGTGCAGAGTATCCTCAAGTTGCCATTGGATCAAAGCACATTGGTAGTCTAAAAGAGACCCTCCAGTACATGAATGAAAAAGGTATGTTTGTGTAAAATTGTATCACATTTTACAAAACTATTTGACTATATAGTTTGAATGGTCTATAATAACCATACGTTCATCCTCCTCCCAGAGGAGGACGCAAGTAAGTCGCGGAACGGAGCGTTCATCCTATGTTATCACTTGCCTTGATCTTTTTTAGTCATGTTCCACCCGAGATGCATCTTAGGTGTGATGATTTTGACTGGTTGGCAAATCGTTTGGCAAGAACTGAAGTTTTTACAGTTAGTGAGAAACTTGATATTCTTACCAATTGGATGAAACATACAGATCCCCATTGTTTTGATAACAAGGACGCAAACGACTGAAGGAACGGGAATTAACATTCTCATTTCTTTAGGAGTAAACCGATGAATCTTCTTAACCTTTACAGCAACAATACTTCTTATCGTGGTGTATCTTACGATCCCCATGCCAAGAAGGAAGTTGAAACCCACACCATTCTTGAGACCTATCGTGGTTGCAAGCATGAAGAGAAAGTGGAGGTTGTAAAATGAAGAAAGTAGTTAAAACAAATTGGCTCTCTGTCATCAAGGCAAAGCAAGTCAAGGAACAAAAACTACATACCGCTCAACTTTGTGCCGCAGGTTACTGCACAGCAAAGGGGTAAAAAATGGATAACTATGTCTATCATTATGATGACATGGACAAAGACAATAGACCTCCTGCATGTTATCAATTAACATATAGAGGTTGCAATTACTGGTCATGCTATCTCATTCACTTGGATGAGTGGTTTGATAAAATTTTTATATTTGAGGGAGACTAGTTCTCCCTTTTTTTATAGGTATAAACTAGTAGGCATAAATTTTTGTTAAGGTTTGCTGACAATTTGCATAGATAGTGATAGAATTAAGAGGTGAGAAAAGTGTACTAAAAATCGGTCTTTATTATGTGTTAACTTGCATGTGGAGGTTATCATGCATAATCTAATTTCATATAACCAATTGGCTGGTTGGAAACAAAACGTTGAAAAATTAGCTATTAATTTGGACAAGAGTATGGAGGAGTCTGATTTAATCAATGATTATTACAATTGTCTAATTGAATGTGACGATGACCAAGCATCATGTAAACGAATTTGTCGGAGGATCTTACACTAGTCTCTTTGGAGGGTTGACTACCCTCCTTTTTTTATGGTAAAATTACTTGAGAGAATAACATTCTATGGACAGAGACAAACTAAAACTGATCGTCCGAAATCTTGAACTTCTCGTGGATTCTTTGAAAGCAGAGATTTACTCTGATGTTTCTGCATACAATCTAGAATCAAACTATGAAGATCTTGTAAATCATTTACACGATTATGATGAGATTTTTGATGACGACGATGGATACCCCGATTGATTAAACAAATGAGCGTAAAACTGATTAGCGTAACTCCCGATGCGGAGAAGACAATGGCATACGTTGCCCGTGTCTCAAACCCAGCAAATCAAGACAACGAGAACTATGCTCGTCTTCTTGCATATTGTATCAAGCACAATCACTGGAGTGTGTTTGAACAATCATTCATGACTCTGGAGATTGAAACTACCCGTGCAATCTGTGCTCAGATTCTCCGGCATCGTTCTTTCACATATCAAGAATTTTCGCAACGTTATGCTGATTCTTCTTTGTTGAGTAAAAACATTCCTCTTCCAGAACTTCGGCGGCAAGATACTAAGAATCGTCAGAACTCTATTGATGATCTTGATCCTACTCTGATTGATAAGATGGAGCGGCAGATGAAGACTTTGTTTAGTTCTTCTATGGCACTCTATCAACAGATGTTGGAAGCAGGTGTTGCAAAAGAATGTGCTCGCAATGTTCTTCCTCTTTGCACTCCCACTCGCATTTATATGTCTGGTTCATGTCGTTCGTGGATTCACTATATCAATCTGAGATCTGCTAATGGAACTCAGAAAGAACACATGGATATTGCAGAAGCATGTAAGAAAGTGTTTGTTGAGCAGTTCCCCACTGTTGCTGAAGCCCTTGAGTGGGTCTAAATATTTTATATTTCTTTAAATTTTATGGCAGTATACCCCGTTATTAATAGAGAAACTGGTGAACAAAAGGAAGTAAAGATGAGCGTTCACGACTGGGATCAATGGAGAAAAGATAATCCAGATTGGGAACGTGACTATTCTGATCCATCAACCTTTCCAAACTTTGGGGAGGTTGGTGAAGTTTATGACAAACTTAGGGTCAAGCATCCTGGTTGGAATGATGTCCTTCGCAAAGCATCCAAAGCTCCTGGTTCAAACGTTCGTCCTGTTTAATCAATCACATGCCAGCAAAAAGAAAAACTCAAACTCCAGCCGTTCCATTTGGAATGAGTAATAAGCAAATGAAAAGAAAGAAACCAATTAATCTAGATTTGATGAGGTCTATTGAACCTCTAACAGAAAACCAAGAGGAACTCTTCCGTTGCTACAAGAATGGTCAAAATCTTGTTGCTTACGGATGTGCAGGTACTGGTAAAACTTTTATTACCTTGTACAATGCACTGAGAGATGTTCTTGATGAGAAGTCTGCTTACGAAAAAATTTATATCGTAAGGTCTCTTGTTGCGACTAGAGAGATTGGTTTTTTACCTGGAGATCATGAGGATAAATCTTCTCTCTATCAGATTCCATATAAGAACATGGTGAAATACATGTTTGAAATGCCAACGGATTCTGATTTTGAAATGCTGTATGGCAACCTTAAGACTCAAGGAACTATCTCGTTTTGGTCTACAAGTTTCATTCGTGGAACAACACTTGACAATGCTATTATTATTGTTGACGAATTCCAAAACTTGAACTATCATGAACTTGATAGTATTATCACCCGTGTTGGTGAAAATAGTAAGATCATGTTCTGTGGCGATGCTACACAATCTGATCTTATCAAATCTGCTGAGAAGAATGGTATCGCAGACTTCATGAAGATCTTGCGTATCATGCCTTCAATTGATATTGTTGAGTTTGGAGTTGAAGATATTGTTCGCTCTGGACTGGTGAAAGAATACTTACTTGCTAAAATGGAAATGAACGTGGAATGAATTTTATTCATCATAATTATCTCGGTGACCTTGAACTAAACAAGAAAGAAACCAGTGGCATCCGTCTCTATAATTTACCCAATGGAGACTGGGTGCCATCAATTACATCTGTAACTTCTTTCTACAACCGACAAATCTTTGCTGAATGGCGACAGAGAGTTGGTGTTGAAGAGGCAAATCGTATTACAAAGAAAGCAACTGCGCGAGGAACTGATTTCCACGAAGCAGCACAAGCATATCTTGAAAACAAAGAGTTGGATTGGAATAACTTCCGACCCGCAACTCAGTTTATGTTTCATCATGCCAAGCCTTATCTTGACAAGATAAATAATATTCATGCGATTGAACGTACTCTTTACTCAGAGTATCTTGGTTTAGCAGGTAGAGTTGACTGCATTGCCGAATACGAAGGAGAGCTGGCAGTCATAGACTTTAAAACTTCAGAGAAAATCAAACCAGAAAAGTGGTTGGAAAACTATTTCGTTCAAGAAATGTTTTATGCATCCGCTTACTATGAGTTGACTGGAATCCCCGTTAAAAAACTTATTACTTTGATGGTTACTCCAGGTGGAGATGTCAAAGTATTTGACAAAAGGAACAAAGGGGATTATATTAAATTATTAGTACGTTATATTAAAGAATTTGTATCTCACAATACTAGGT